AATCATAAATAGAATGGATGATTTAATTTTGGAAGTAAAAGCTTCCCGTCGTACAAAATTGGCAATTTTCGATTTTGACTGGACCTTGGTTAAACCCAAGGAAGGGCGTAAGTTTCCCAAGGATGTAGGTGACTGGCAATATATTCGTGAATCTGTACCAGGTGTAATTCGTGAATTTGCCAAGGACCATCAAATTGTGATTGTGACCGACCAGTCCAAACTCTGGAAAATTGACCAAATTCGTGCTGTAATCGAGGATTTAGGAGTTGTAAACAAGGTAATTGTTGGTGTAAAAACACAGAAACCTGAAACTGGATTATTTAAGACGGCCTATCCTAAATTCAAGAGTGAAAAGGCATTCTATTGTGGTGATGCAGCCGGACGACCTGTTGACTGGTCAGACAAGGACCTGGAATTTGCCAAGGCATTGAACGTGAAATTTGTTGTACCAGAGGAGGTCTTTGTGATGGATAAACCTGTATCTTTACCTAAATCAGCAAAGGCTGTGGCTTCGAAGGAGGTTATCATTATGGTGGGCTATCCAGCGTCCGGAAAAAGTACTATTGCTAAAGGGCTAGGTTATCATGTGGTTGATGGTGACAAACTTAAAACGGTATCTGCAATGATTAAGGATGCCAAAAAACATATTGCTAATGAATCGGTCGTCTTTGATTCTACTGCTGGAACTAAGACTAAACGTGCTGAATTCGTAAATTTTGCCAAGGAGCAAGGTTTACCAGTTCGTGTTTTCTGGGTTCAAACGTCCATTGATGTAGCTATGGAGCGTAACAAACAAAGGGCTTTAGAAACCGGAGTACATAAGATACCTGATGTGGTGTACTATGTCTATAGAAAGCGATTTGAAGAACCGACGGAAGATGAAGGATTTACGGTGGTCAAAATTTGAGCACGATTTTAACGCTTCATATTGAAGTTAAACACTTCACTACTGTCAAATACATAAGTATTTGACAGTATGTATATAAAATTTTAAAATAAATATTTTTATGCTGAGGCATATCCTTCATCTTCATTGCGCTCCTTGAAATAATCCAGTATACTATCTAACATTGGCTTGGGGCAGTCTTTGGTAGGTATTAAAAGACCATCCTTATTTGTAGTGATATGTAAAGATGGGCTATAGTTGTTATCAACTAAGATACGCCAACGTTCCTGGTATTTACGATTTTTCTTAGCACCGTGAAAATAGTGACGAATTACTCCTGGAACGTAACCTAAACGTAATTGTTTGGCCTTAGATTCAAACTCTATGACTGATTGTTTATAGTCTTCGGTTGTATCGATATTTAGACTTTTTTCACCCTTTCCTATATATGAAAAACACATATTATGGTCTCCTGCGCCCAAGATGCTCATATCATAAAGTCCACCCAATTTATCATAAGCCTTACGAGTCATAGCCCAGGCAAATCCAGGATGCCACATATTAATACCAGTACCGCCGTATGCATTCTTCTTGCTATATTGAAATCCGAAACTTGGAAAAATACCCATTGCATTATGATATTTGTCCATGTCAACAGCATGACTGAAAAGTTGGACAACATCTCTACACCCATTCAAAACCTTGAGTGTGTCTAAGGCCCATGATGGATTTTCGAATTCTACATCAGCATCTATCCAGGCAAAGGCCTTCCATGTTTTCGGTAAAAGCTTTCGTACGCCAATATTAATCATATTTTCCTTGTGCCATAAGGGAACCTGAGCGCGTAATTGTAAATGGCGTTTGTTGTGTTTTTCAGTAACATAAAATTCTTGATTTCCGTAAGCCAATTCAACAACGTACAAAATTATATTCGTTTCCAGTTCCGTACGCATAATAAATTCACGTGCTAAAATATAGCGCCGGGCAAACTGGCAAGGATTTGAAATCACCGCAATTACGTGAAGTTTATCACTTAACGGTTCATTATTCATGATGGCCTGACGGTTTTCATCAATGTTAATTTTGATAAAATCAATCTCAATACCATTAATAATTGTCATCCTTATAATACTTTGTGATTTTAAAATTACGAGTGTTATGCCTTATGTTTTTGTGTGTTGTGTCAATTCTATAATTTTCCTTGATAGAATTTCTTTAATGTACAGTAATGATTTCAGAATCACTGTTAATTCTTTTACTTTCTGTCTTATTACGGGTCTATTAAATCCAGTCTGCTTAAAAAACTCTGGTGATTCGGCTATTTGTAATTTTTCAATGGTTGAAGCAATATTAAATTCAATACGTAGAATACTATCTGCCAAATCATCAGTTTGTTCTTCATAACTATATTCACCAGCTGAACTTCCATTGATTTCTGGGGGGACCCTTATTTTTATATTGTATTTCATTACACCCCTTAATAGAAAGGCTTTATTTTTCTTTACAGGCCTTAATTCCTATAAAGGTTAAGAAAGCTGTTTGGGTACCAAAGGCATAATGTAATATTTCCCCAAGTACAAAAAGTCCTATAAGAGTTTTTAGGAAAGATATGTTGAAAAGAAAGGAAAATATAAAGGCGCCTGCTATTGTCATCAGCGTATCATTTAGGGCAAATCCGAAAATGCGTTTTTCATGTACACCTTGACCTGGTGTACCTAGTAGATTTGCATAAGGGCAGGACATTTATCTAGTTTGGATTTATATTTTAATTACTGTATTTTAACCGAACTTGCTGGGATTTATATTTTCTGTATAATTCTATGAGGGTATCCTTCGGTCCTTAATACATCCATTTCTCTGTATTTTCCATTGGATATATATAAATTAACGTAATTATTAATATGCCACATATTAGTATCGTCAATAATAATTATTCCACCGTTCTTCACAAGAATATCTGCATTTTTCAAATCATTGGAAATACAATGTTCAGAATGCCCCCCATCAACATGAACTACATCATATAGACCTAAATATGCATGATTCACCTCAATCCATTTAGGCATAGTTGAAGTTGAATCACCTTCTATATATGTAAAGTTAACATGTTGAAACTGTGACTGAATATAATTTAGACATGGCTTTGTATAAGGATGATGACCTATATCAAAAATCGTAAAATCCAACGGGGTTTTATCTCTTCCTAATAGCATTAACATAGACGAATGACCTGCATTAAATCCTATTTCGCATATTTTTGTCAATGCCTGTTTTCCACACCAGAAAAGATTTAGTTGTTTCGTATATAAATCAGAATAGAGATTTAGTGATTCATGAACATAGAAAGAATTACCTTCTAATGAACCTTTTGAATCAATCACGATTTGTTTTATATCATCTAATAACTTATTTTTTTCAATAGAGCAATTTTCATATGCGTTTTTATTTGCTACTTCATCAAACTCGGGCATATTATAATATAATATAACCTTTTTAAAATCATATTTGACATGGTTACTACCTTACCGAAGTTAAGTAATCAGGGGATTACTTAACTTTGGTATTAGAAGTGAGCAAAATTCTATAAATACTTAAAAATAATGGCGATTTTTCTTGGTAAAAGGCTCAAAATTTGAAGCATCACTGGGAGCTTTTACGGATAAGTATAAAAAATGGCGGAAAAGGCATCTGGTCCAGTAATCGGCATCGATCTTGGTACGACGTTCTCATGTGTAGGTGTATGGCAGAATGACCGTGTAGAAATCATTGCGAGTGATACGGGTAATCGCACGGTTCCTTCTTGGGTGGCCTTTACGGACGATGAGCGCCTTGTTGGTGAGGCTGCTAAGTCTGTGGCTGCGTCAAACACGGCCAACACGGTCTTTGACGCTAAGCGTATTATCGGGCGTCCCTTTGACGACCCTGTTGTTCAGAAGGAGATTAAGAGTTATCCTTACGTGGTCAAGGATGATGGCAAGAACCGCCCTAAGATTGTAGTTACATCAAAGGGTGAGACGAAGGAGTTCTATCCTGAGGAGATTTCCGCCATGGTTCTACAGAAGATGCGCTCAGTTGCCGAGTCCTACCTTGGTGTGTCTGTAAAGGATGCTGTTGTAACGGTACCTGCTTACTTCAATGACGCTCAGCGCCAGGCTACGAAGGATGCCGGTCGCATTGCCGGTCTCAATATCATGCGTATCATCAACGAGCCCACGGCGGCGGCGCTTGCCTATGGTCTTGACAAGAAGTCGGGGGGTGAGCGCAAGGTGCTTATCTTTGATTTGGGTGGTGGTACGTTTGATGTAAGTCTCCTTACGATGGATGACGGCGTCTTTGAGGTTAAGGCGACAGCGGGTGACACGCATCTTGGCGGTGAGGACTTTGACTCCATCCTTGTTGACTGGGCTGCTGATGAATTCAAGCGTAAGACGAAGGTTGATATCAAGGGGAATCAGCGTGCTCTTCGTCGTCTTCGCAATGTTGTAGAGAAGGCCAAGCGCACGCTTTCCACATCAACGCAGGCGACGGTAGAGGTGGACAGTCTGGCCGATGGTCACGACCTTAATATTCCCCTTACGCGTGCCAAGTTCGAGCAGCTGTGCGACCACCTCTTCAAGAAGTGTATCACGCCTGTAGAGCAGGTGATGCGTGATTCCAAGTACTCAAAGGCGGATGTAGATGACATTGTTCTTGTTGGTGGTTCATCACGTATTCCCCGTGTTCAGCAGTTGCTAAAGGAGTTCTTCAATGGTAAGGAGCTCAGCCAGAGCATCAACCCTGATGAGGCCGTAGCCTATGGTGCTGCGGTTCAGGGTGCCGTTCTCAGCGGTGTTGATAGTAGCAAGGTCAATGACATTGTACTTCTTGATGTTACGCCACTCAGTCTTGGTCTAGAGACGGCGGGTGGTATCATGACGCCTCTTATCAAGCGTAATACGACCATCCCAACGAAGAAGACGCAGACCTTCAGTACGTACAGCGACAATCAGCCCCAGGTTCGCATTGTTGTCTTCCAGGGTGAGCGTGCCATGACGAAGGACTGTGACAAGCTTGGTGAGTTCGACCTTACGGGTATTCCTCCCATGCCCCGTGGCGTACCCCAGATTGAGATTACCTACGATGTAGATGCCAACGGTATTCTTAATGTTTCGGCTGCTGAGAAGAGCACGGGTAAGAGCAACAAGATTACGATTAAGAGTGACAACCAGCGCTCCAAGGAGGACATTGAGCGCATGGTAGAGGAGGCTGCCAAGTATGCGGATGAGGACAAGGCTGTCATGGAGCGCGTGGAGGCGCGCAATCAGGCGGAGGCCTATCTTTACCGCAGTCGCTCATCCGCGGAGGAGGAGAAGTTCAAGGCCTCACTAGGTGAAGAGAACTATGAGAAGGTATCTACGGTCATCAAGGACGGTCTTGCCTGGCTAGAGGAGAACAAGGATGCGTCCAAGGATGATGTGAGTGCCAAGCAGAAGGAGTGGGAGGGCGTGATTTCACCCATCTTCTCATCCGTTGCTGGTCCTTCCGCTGGTGGTCCAGGCCCTGAACTACCACCCAACGTAGACCCCAACAGTGGCACACCTATTGATATTCCTGGTGTACCTGGTGGCATGTCCTACAAGATGAAGGACCCAATGGCACCTGCGCCTGCTCCAGTTGCTGAGGAGATTGATTAAACTGATAACTATTTAAATAAATATACACTATAATATATAATGGATATCAATGTTTTTTAGTATGCTATAACGAAAGTGTATTATTACCACATACAATCAGTCATTATAAAAATGATAACACATATTTTTAATATAGTTTATCAATGAACATCTATGCAGACTAAACTTAATCAATTCTTCAGCATTAGGACAGAATACAATACTAAACACAAGCGTTGTTTCATTTACGACCCAGTCAAATCAAAAGCTAGTTTTGAAACAGAACCAGGGACCAAAGATGAATTTATTGTGAAAAAGCTTGGTATCAATCTTTATCTACGAAATTTCGACTTTAGTACAAAATACGATTTTCCAACTATTCAAACTGAAGCTAAAATGCCCCTTTTGAAATCTAATTTACAAAAGGCTGTAAGGCAAGGTAAAAACATAGTGGCTATGAGTACAGCTTTAGCTATGTTACAAAAAGAACCAAATGAATTCGTGCGTCGACTAACTATTATTTGTATTGAAGACGTATGTATCATGAACACCTATCCTGTATTAATTTGGTTCATGATGACTGACAAGCATTATTTTATAAATAGCGTTGATATCTTTCTTCTTTTACAGATTGTAAATACTCTTTGTAATTGTATTCAGACATTTGACCACAGCTATAGATGTAAAGAGACTGAACTGAATCATGAATCTCTTCAGGACCTGCAGGCTCACGATATACTTCTTGGACTGTTTTATAGACAGAAATACGGTGGTATGAAGGGCGATATGGAGATGTTAAGTTCGGCAATATCATTTTATATGACACATCCTGAAGAAATCGTGAACACAGATTTCGGCGACCTTGATTGTGAATTTAATGAAGGATTAGAAATTCTTGATAGTGCCATTGATTTTATTCCTTTTCCATTTATTTCAGACAAAATTAGCAAGAAAACTGGATTGGAAAAAGATAAAATCAACGAATTTATATGGTTTGTAGAATCTGGATGGAATTTCCGAAAATTACAGACACAAATAAAACGTGACAGTTATAGAAAACAGCATGAATGGGTAATCATTGAGAATCTTTTACATGATGAAAGAACACGGGTTTAAAATCTGCGTGTAAAGATTAGATATATGAGTGAGCGCCTTCAAGAAATCAAAGTACAAATTGAATCATTGCCCGGTTCCTATCGTTTTCTTTATACTGAACCAAAAAGTATATCTAGTCCCTATATTTTTGTAGGTCTCAACCCAGGAGGCACGGTCGACGACGTGTCCGATTTATACGTTGAAGAGGATAACGCATATGTTCATGAAAAATGGAACAAGACCGGCAAGGGTTACAATCCACTGCAACAACAGGTTATTTATTTTTTCCAGCAAATGGCGGACCATCTGGGACACAATGAATGGATTCGATTCATGAGTGAAAATTGGCTAATTTCAAATTATGTTTTTTATCGCTCACCACGATGGCCCGAAATGGCTGCGAAAAAGGCTCATATTGCGAATTCCAAGGCCATTTGGAAGCAATTATTTGCTGAAAACAGTCCAAAAATCATTGTTGCAAATGGTTATGACACGTATGAAAACATGATTTTATTATTAAATGAAGCCGGTTGGTCAAAATTATCAGAAGAACGAACTGAAAGAGCCTGGGATGGACCGCATGTCAGTATTTTGATAAAAGATGGACTACGTTGTTTGGTAATTGGGTTTGCACATCTTTCGACGTTTAAGATTATTAAACGTGAGGAAAATAAGGCGGTTATGGCCGATATTTATAAACTTATCAAAAAATATTATTAGTGCGCTTTATTTTGATTAAATCATGATTTTCTAAAATTAGAAATTCATGATTTTTAAAATATATTCTTTACTCTTAGCACTAAGGATTTGTGGCATTATCCCAAGAACTGACTAAGGTAATATAGAAGTGGTGGCCATTGCTATCAGTCGCCTTGAGTACAAGAGGTGTTAGGAAGGCGTATGTTACACCATAACCGGTAAATTGCAGGGCAAAATTTCTGGGTGGCGCATTACTGGTGACTGTGTAGGGAACAGCACTCATGTGACCGATAAAAGTCTCATCAAGTTGCTGGACCTTTGTCATTGTGGCAGGTGTATAAACACTGATGCTTGAGGCATCTGAAATCGTGTGCGCACCCCAGTTACAGTTCTTGATGTAGGCTCTTAGGTTCGGACCGATAGATGTGGCATTCTTTGAAATACCTGATAGGGCAACCGTTGAACCCATCATCTGAGGAACACCATTTGTTAGGGTAAAGTTGTTGACTAAATTGAGCTCCAAAACACCGTTTGATAGATTGAAGGGAAAAAGAAGATTGATACTATTAGGGCCGACATAAGTGGGTCCACTAACGTAGGACCAGTTGGGAAGACCTGTTACAAGAACGGCGGGATTGAAGTTGATAACTTTTGGTGTAACTTCGGGCATATTCTATAAGGTGTCCTGTTAATTTCTTGTTAAGTGGTTTTTTGTTATAAAAATGAACACCTCTTTATTATATAGATTTAGAAAGAAAAATGTCAGCAAATAGTCTTGAACATTCAAAGAAGGCACTAGGTAATGATGGTTTTGTGGAGCTCATGGAGACCTTTGGCTCTGACCTAACGGTGGTGAATGCTGCGCGTGTATCCTTTGATAAGGAGTCACTAGAGCTAACACAGAAGGACGTTGGCTTGATTAACTATCTCGCACGTAATGACCACAACAGTCCCTTCTTTCATCCTCAGCTCCGTTTTCGCCTACGCATGCCACTCTTTGTGGCACGGGAGTGGTTTCGTCATACAGTCGGTTTTGCCCGTAATGAGATTAGCCGTCGCTACGTAGATTCAGAGCCGGTTATGTGGATTCCTGATGAGCTACGGGAGCGCGACGCGAATCTGAAGCAGGGGTCAAAGGAGACGGCTATTGCGCTAAATGCCGAAATGCTCGACGCATATAAGGCTTCCGTTGATGTTTCGCTAAAGACGTATAAGGCGCTTCTGGAGGCCAATGTTGCGCCAGAGCAGGCCCGCGCCGTGCTACCCCAGAGCATGTACACGGAGTTTATTGAGACTGGGTCACTGGCAGCCTATGCCCGTCTATGCGGTCTACGTATGGATAGTCATGCTCAGAAGGAGATTCAGGATTATGCACGGGCCGTTTGTGAACTGGTTCAGCGCGATTTTCCCAACTCATGGTCGGCACTTACAAAGACCTTCTAACGTCTCTGATAAAACTATATGTAGTATAAAATTTGATATCAAGTATTTTTCAGAATATAAAATAAAATGAAAAATGCTGCCACTTATTTAAACTTTCAACGCAAAATGGGTCAGTTGAACACGAATGAAAAATGGTTTATAGTGAATCAAATGGTGAATTATCTTGTTTCAGAACGTTTTAAGAATATATTGCCATTTGTCGATGAAGATAATCTTGCATTGGAAATACATTTACGACAACCTATCGCTGTACAAAATACTGAAAGGTGGTGGTTAACTTTACGTGAACTATCTAGGGCTACACTGTTTTATAAAACCTTGCGTCTAATCTAAAAAATCGCTGAAACTGTTATACTACTTGCTGAAGCTGTTATACTACTTGCTTAAGCTGTTATACTACTTGCTGAAGCTGTATTATAAATGCAACCAAAGTTGCATTTATACTACTTGCCAAGGCTGAAGATATTGGTTTGTTTTAGTATTATAGACCAGTTTACCACTTGGTAGAAAGCCAAATTCATCAGGTTGCGATGGATAACTAAAGGCCAGTTCCAATTGTGTTTTTTCCTCATCCCAGTCCGATTTTTCAAATAAAGCAGGTAGATAATAGATGACTTCCTGCTTAATAAACTGGCCATCGTAATTGACCCAAAATTCAGGAAAATCAGACAGACCTAATGAAGCCCAATTCTTACCTGCTTCCCCGTCTACAATTACTGATTCCGTACCGTCTGTTGTATAATATATTGGTAACATCTTATTGTTACTAGTTTTTACATAGACGCGTGGATATTTCGTTGCAGAAATAATATAGTCTCGTTTATCAGCTGTCTCCATAGGTAATAAGGCTAATTGAGATTTAATCGTATTGAGCAAATTATTACGATAATTATATTCGGCTAACCAATCTTGTTCACTACGAAGGCGTAAATTAATCCATTTCACATCATATTCAAGATTCAACAAATCGATTTTTGCCTTTGCTAAAGACATATTTTTGCTTTCCTTTGCTGTACACTTGAAGTTAATGTGATTTTTTCTTAATAAATCGCGTACAATCTTATAAGGCGTTGCATAACTACTTTGAAATATAGGTAGTGAGGGTGGAATTGTGGTAGTTGATGACCAGATATTTAGTGGTGTCACATAGTTATTATTGACACTGTACATCAGGGTATTTAGCCATTCATGTATAGTTGTAAACACGCAGTGCGCTAAGTCGTCACTGTGTGGTCCTCTTTTCGTCTGAATTACATACCCTGAATCGTCTATGACTGCCGTAGCATAATCACGAAACTCTAAAACTGTACCTGGACTAAGCTTATTATTTTCAAGATAGGATTCTACCGACATTTTTTTTGAAATAATTTGGCTGGTCTGCATAGATTCAAATTTTATAGAGTTAATGTATTTGCCTTAACAAAATTGATAAAAATACAGTGATATAATCATTATATACTATGGACTATACTTGTCACCTGGTTGTACGACACATTAGGTTCAGCATTTTTAACTAATCCACTGTTTATCTTTTTCGCCGACTCTGTGTATCTATTTTTATGTTATAATCACGCATACAAACAGGTGATGTTATTACATAATGAAACATATATATTTTACCAGTACGAAATATGATAACTCTAAATGTGTCTTACGCAAATGCTAAAAGATTTGCGATATATGATTATATGTCATATATCGCAATGTGTTTTATTTTCTAACTCCCGGCTAGGAATGGTAAAACCCGTCTTACCGCGCGAAATCTCCAGCTATCTGCCGGTTGATGTGGTAAGGGTTATTTACTCATTTGTTCCTCATATGCCTAAACCCATCGAAACACCTAGCTCCTCACCCAATCTTCAAAAGGAGCTAAACCGCCTTCAATCTAGACACCTGAATGGTGCTTCTAATATGTATATGTACGAACTGGACGATTTTATGCTTGATGGATATTGTCAAAAAGCGCATCAGTCAAAGGGTACAAAGAGTTCACTAAGAAAGGTCTCCATCTAAGAGACCTTTATTTTATCAAAAATTTTACAGAAAAGTGTCTCAAATTTATCATCATCTACCTTATCAGTGATTATTTCGTGTATCTCTATATTGTTTGATTTAGTTATATATTCTATATTTGTATCGAAACAATTAGCACAAACAAGAATCACTATTATTTTATATTTCAGTTGCTTGAATTTTTTGGATAGAATTTCGTCAAGCTCTTCCGCGTCGATTAGGTCACTTTTAATTTTATTAAACCTATCATTATAATCTCCGTTATGATGATGAGGTGCATGCCCTTTACGTATAAAGGTTACTGTTTCTGTAGTTTTTTCCAAAATTTCTATCATTCTATCTATACGACGCTTGTACTTGATAGTATCCGTTTGTGAATCATGTATAAAGTCGTGCATGAAGAAAATATCGTAATCATTAATTCTTTCTTTATTTGTTGGTATAAAAAACTTAAAATTATCTCCAAAACACCTTGCAACGCCGTTGTATGTAACGGTCCAATCAAAGGGGAAGGCAAAACTTCGTAAGTTATATTTTCTTAATAAGGTTGCCAAACCACAGTCAACTCCAATAGGAATAATCATTATCTTTCTTGACGTGTCTTGCTTTTAGACCCCGAATTTACCGGTATTTTTATTATTATCATTCAATAGAAATACTATGTATGAATCAATGGGTAAGCGTTTTTGCAACTGTATCAAGAAAGTTAGAAAGACGATTAAGGCACGTGGCAAATCAACAAAGGAGCAGGGAGCGATTGCTGTTTGCGTAAAATCCGTATTACAAACCAATGGTAGAACCTTACGTAAGTTTAACTGTAAAAATACGAAATCGCCACGTGTTATAACGCAAAATTTATTGAAGAAGAAATAATAGAGCAGGGTTATTTGATAAGCATATGTCTTTTTAAGACATATGCTTAACTTCGGTATGATAGTAACCATGTAAAATGACGCTTAAGAATGAACATGTTTCAAAATAAACTTGTACGTAAAAAGTGCACCTAATCCACCAAGAGTTTGAGCGATTAAGTATTCAACAAACTTTTGAGTATTTATTTGATTATTGAGCAACATAACTAATGAAACCACTGGATTCACATTGGCGCCACTAAGGTCACCTACCAAAAAGATAACCGCTGCAAGGGTCAAACCAATCACTAAATAATTTCCCGTGGCTAAAATACTGAAAATAAGTGCGAAAGTTCCAAGGAATTCAGGTAATACTTCAATGAGTTTCATCTTCTAATGTTAAGCCGGAAGAATAATATTTGGTGGGGCGTTAGGTTTACCATCACGAGCATTGAGTTCAGGGTTAGGTAAAAGTGGTGGTGCAATATATTCAATCACATATCTCATTGTAGGTGGCTTAATCTTGAAACTGTACTTACCGAAATTATCTGATGAAAGATACTGTGCCAAGTTAGCATCTTCACTCCAAAAATTCTGTGCAGAAAAATGAATACCAATCTCTTGACTTGCCTGCCAATCATTAACGTTCGTATCACAATCAGGCTCATCCAAGGCACTACGACAAATTGTTAAATTCTGCTGAATACGTTGAACAAATTGTGGCTTATTTGTATCTGGAATTGCCTTAATATCCTTTGATGTCATTTCAAGTGGTACAGAAGAGCGGGGACCAATATTGATATAGTCGAATAATAAATTTCCTTCTGGTGGATACACATTTGACATAATGAGATACTTGCCAAAAAACTCACTGATAGGGACCTTAAATAAATTATCCATATTGCGACCCTTGTTGTACGTAAAATCGAGTCTTTTGGACTCAATAGTCTGTCTCAAAATATTGGCAGTCTCTGTAAAAGTCTGTGGTCTTAATTTACCCCTGAAATGTAACATAATAAAGAGTGGGTCATCACGATACGGTGCATTATTTGTATCTGCATCCGCTTGTGGACCCGCCATTCCATATTTTATAACACTGTCCATCACCATTCTAAATGGCATCTCAGTCATTGTTATTCGGCGCCAATTTGACCCCACATCAACTCCTTTCACCATAGGACGATAATTCATTGATTTACTATCACCCCAAATCTCAAAGTCCAAATA